CTCCAGATTGACATCGTAGTAGCCGTCGTTGGCACGGAAACAGCGGTAGATGTTGTCGGAGAGGTATGCGCCTTCTTCGGGGAGACCATCTATGTTGAGTTCTTTGACTTGGTAGTCTTCGACGAGAACATGAGGATTTGTGGAATCGGGATTATTAACGTCGTACAAGAACATCCTGTCCCCAAATGTATTGTACATCACAGACCAGGCAAGTCCGACACTTCCGGGCGTATCCTCCATTTCGTCGCTAAAAAGGATATGCTCACCTGTTTCGTCCAACACAAAGACATATACATCATATAATCCCTGTTCATTCATCGCAAAGCAACTACATATGGCATATTCACTGGATACGTACATTGTACCGCCCTGTCCATGGTTTTTCAAAACACCATCATCAGTGAATTCGTGTTCCATCCGGGTATCAGTTCCATCAAGTGCGACACTTGCCAAAAACTTATCCCAACCGTACCTAAACTGTTCCCCCCAAACTGCCTCGTATTGCGTAGACATACCCGGGTAGTATATTCGATTATTCCGCAGAACAAAATTGCCGTTAATGACAGATGGACATCCACCATTCTCCATAAAGTGCTGGCAATCTGCTTTGGGACATACAATCGTCCAGTTGTCTAAGTCAAGTCTTTCCGCAAATCCCAGGCTGTATCCTGCTGAACCATAGAATCCGGATTCTATCTCTCCATATTTGCATCCACTGGTAATCTCACATCTTTTGGAATTCCAGTCGGCAACGGTTAAAGGTTCGGTCAAGAGTAATGCAGCCGCCAACGGGGGACGATCACGCTCAGGCAACGATGCGCCAAACGACATCCCCACCACAGGTTTATATGAGTCAGGCACAGCGCCAGTGTCAGAGAAGTCTTCCTCGGGGACATGGCATCCAACAAATACCCTGAGCGTAACCAGAATAATCACCATAAGGCAAAATAGTCGTTTTGAGTAAGACAAAATCTTCTACCTCCTTGTTGAAAACCCCGGAGTTGCCTCCGGGGTAGTCATTGTTCTGTGATAACAATAAACCGTCTGAGTCAGCAGTCTGACATAACCGTCTACACTGTACACATAATGTTCAGAAACGAGCTTATTGTGCGTATCCAAGTCGCTTAAATATACAGAGGCCGTTCCGGTAACGTAGCCACTGTTGTCTTCTTCAACAATGGCAGAGCCGTAATACACCGCGGCATATACTCTGACCTGCGAAGATGCACAATCCGTCTCTGTACTGGCATAAGCCGTAGAAGAACCGCACTGGGCATAGCAGTCATAGTTATACCCATTATAGGGCACCGTCCGGCTGGAACTACCCGCAAACGCCGACAAAGGCATAGCCACAATCAGCGCCACAACAACAAGAATCGCAATTCTTCTGAATACCTTCAGAATGCGCCTACACTTCCGGCCAGAGGATTGCCACAACAGCCCACTTCTTCAGTCAGACCGGGAATTGCATGGTCCATGGGAATCCTCCTCCTTTCTGTAAATACGGGGGCAAGGGTTACTCCTCGCCCATTTTCCGTATCCTTTGGTAATATTTTAACACAGGCCTCTCAGCTTGTCAATAGGAAAATCCGATTTTACCACAATTCGGCAGATAATTTTGCTGGCTTTGTGTTGCTCGGAAACGCAGAAATACCCGCCATGCCCACGTCTCAGGCACAGCGGGTATGTTTCATCTGTTACCAGCTCTCCGGCAGTTCCTGATACTCCACCGTTCCGGCGTATTCCATCACCGGGCGGTCCGTGCCTAGGAAAATCTGATAGAGAATTACGTCTTTGTTCTCTTGCAACCGCAAAAGAATCCGGTCGGAAGTGATGGCCTCCACATCCAGATACTTGCCCTTGACTTCCAGCAGTTCTTCCGGCAGTTCCACATCCCACCAGCGCTGACCATCAAAGAGTTTCATGGCGTTTTGCTGGACATTGCTTTGCATGGGCAGGGAGGTATAGCCCATTAAGGTGGACTCCAGAATGCAGTTGGGCAGAACAACAAAAGCATGGCTGTTTTCCAATTGGGCTTCTTCCAGCTTGGTTTCCTCCCGGGTCTCCAGATTGACATCGTAGTAGCCGTCGTTGGCACGGAAACAGCGGTAGATGTTGTCGGAGAGGTATGCGCCTTCTTCGGGCAAGCCGGTGAGGTCGACCTGCTCAATGGTGTAGTCTTCGGTGAGGATGAAGGGGAGTTGCCATGTGGGGTCGAGGATGCCGCAAAGGAACATCCGGTCACCGAAGGTGTTGTGCTTTCGATCCCATCCATAACCACCGCCACCAGGTTGAAAGTCGATATCCTCATCATATACCAAATGCTCACCATTCTCGTCTAAAATATAAATATGTGCATCATAAAGTCCGCCGGAATTAAGAACGATTCGGCAATAAATGGCATATTCTGGGGATATGTACATCGCAAATCCGCCGCCCTGATTTAGTGAAATGTTCGATGAATCGAATATGTGTTCTATTTTTGTACCAGTACCATCCTGCGACACACTGGCTAAAAACATGAACGCCCCCGGCTCTGGATCATCATTCCAGAACTTTTCATACTGTTCAAACGTTCCGGAGTAGTAGATACGTTCGTTGCGAATTACAAAGTTGCTGTTAATTAGTGATGGACACCCATCAGGTTCAGCGGCATGTTTGCAATCTAAAAAGGGGCAGACAACAAACCACTCATCAAGGTCGGACTTTTCTGCAAAAGCCAAACTCATATTGGCAGATCCGTAGTAAAGACCCTCTTCCACCTCGCCATATCTACACCAGCTAGTAACCTCGCAACGATTAGAGTTCCACGGAACGACAGCAATTGGATCTGTCAGTATGGAGGTTGATACAACTGCGGGTAAGTCCTCATCTGCCAAGCCCTCCCCAAATGTAGCACCAACTGCTGATGTGCTTGGTTTGTCCAAAGGATTCTCGTGTTGCCGACCTGAATTTGTTGCCGTGCAGCCAAACAACATGCATACGCAAGCAGAGAGAAGTAACAACAGGGGGATAAATCTTTGCGTTTGACGCATTACAATCTCACTCCTTATTGAAATCCCCGGAGACAAGCTCCGGGGAACGTGTGGTCAGCAATGTGTTAACAGACGACCGTTAGGGTCAAGAGTCTGGTGTTCCCGTCAACATCGGAGACAAAATGTTCCGACACGAGCTTTTCGTGTGCCGCTAAACTGCTGAAATACACATCACCAGTGTCATACAGATAGCCGCTGTCGAGCCACTGTATTTCGGCACCGGCAGAGTTATATACTGTTGCGCGAACCCGAACTCTCGAAGACGAGCATTCCGTAGCAGTGCTAGCATATGCAGTAGTGACACCGCACTGAGCGTAACAGTCATAGTCATAACCGCTATACCGAACCGTTCTGCTGGCACTTGCCGCAAACGCCGACAAAGGCATTGCCACAATCAGCGCCACAACAACAAGCGAATCGCAATTCTTCTGAATACCTTCAGAATGCGCCTACGCTTCCGGACAGAGGATTGCCACAACAGCCCGCTTCTTCAATCAGACCGGGAATTGCATGGCCCATGGGAATCCTCCTCCTTTCTGTAAATACGGGGGGTGAATACACGCTTCAACCTGTTTCAGTATCGGTATTTATATCATAACACATACCAGACACCTTGTCAACAGGAAATCTCGCAATTTTTGTAATTCGTTATATCAAATTATCTGTCATCTTTCCTCTAACCATGGGTTAGAAATAATCCTCCCCCCTTCGTATACTAAGGCCATGGAGTCGCCCACCAGACACGGGCAGAACACATGAGGAGGCATCAACCCATGAACAAGATGCACATGGACACAAGGCCCGACTTGCAGCGCTTTTCCGCAGGCGCTGAGTCGGCGGTCCCGGGCGAGGCCGAAGAAACCGGTCTGAGCCCCGACCATACCGGGGCAGAGTCCGCCGCCGGGACTCAAGACAGCGGCAGGTCGTCCTTTGAGACGCTGCTGAAAACCAATCCGGAATACAAAGCCGCCTATGACGCCCGGGTGAAGCGGGCAGTAGAGAGCCGATTCCGGCAAATGAAGGCGCTGGAGACCAGGCAGGAGCAGACGACCCCCCTGCTGACCGCTCTGGCCAAGCGGTATGGTCTTTCCTGGGCAGAGGGGCAGGATGTTGCGCCCCTGCTGGAAGCACTTACCGCCGACACCCCCAGACCCAGCCGGGAGGAGCGGAAAACTGCGCTGCAAAATCAGGTGGCAGCGATTCGCAGTCGCAATCCCGATTTCCATCTGGGGCGGGAGATGGAGAATCCCGTCTTCCGCAGTCTGACCGCCCGGGGTGTACCGCTTTTCGCCGCCTATGCCCTGACACACCAGAAAGAGGATACCGCCAGAGCCATGGGCTATGCCATCCGCCGCACCCGGCAAGCCATTGCCGACCAAATGGGCATGAGCCGCCCGATGGAAAACGGACTGGATGCACCGGGGAGCGGCAGTACCGTCACCGACCCCAGAGCCATGACCGCCGGGGAGAGAAAAGCCCTCCGCCAGCGGGTGGAGCGGGGCGAAAAGGTCTATTGGTGAGCCTGCGTCTTTTTTGACCGCTCACCGGATTATCCCTTATGCACCAACCATCATTTTTGTCTGATTTGAAAGGAGAAAACCTTATGCGATTTGATCTTCAGCGTTTTGCCGATGCCGGCACTTCCGTCAACACCACGCAGGGTACCGCCAACGCCTATACCGGCGACACCACCCCCTCTACCGCCATGTCCGCCACCATGAAGACCTACTATGATACGGAGCTGCTGGAAAATGCCCGCCCCCAACTGGTCTTCTCTCAGCTCGGCCATCACCAGAGCCTGCCTGCCCGCCACGGCAAGACCGTGGAATGGAGAAAGTTCGACACCTTCGACAAGGCCCTGACCCCGCTGACCGAGGGCGTGATTCCCACGGGTAAGAAGCTGAGCATGACCTCCACCACCGTTGAGGTGGAGCAGTTCGGTGACTACACCACCATCTCTGACCGCCTGGACACCCACGCCGTTGACCCCGTGATTTTGGGTGCCACCGAGGAAATGGGCGCCGCCGCCGGCGCGACTGCTGATACGCTGGTGCGCAATGTGCTGATGACCGGCACCAACGTGATGTATGCCCCCAAGGGCACAACCGCTGCCACCTCCCGCTCTGCCCTGACCGCTGACCACAAGCTGACCCCCGATGTGGTTCACAAGGCGGTGACCTGGCTGAAGAAGTGCAAAGCACCCAAGTTCGACGGTCGCTGGTATGTGGCGGTCATCCATCCCAGTGTGGCTTACGATTTGACCAGCAGCGCCGAGTGGGTGGAAGCCCACAAGTATGCCGCCACCGCAGAGCTGTTTAATGGCGAAATCGGTCAGATTCGGGGTTGCCGATTCATTGAGTCCACGGAGGCGCCCATTATTGAGGGCGGTGCCAATGGGGCGCTGGTTTATGCTACGCTGTTCTTCGGCAAGAATGCCTTTGGCGTAGTCGATCCTGAGGGCATGGGTCTGGAACTGATTGTGAAGGACAGAACCCAGGTTGGTGGCCCGCTGAACCAGTTCTCCACGGTGGGCTATAAGTTTGAAACCGCCACCAAAATCCTCTATCAGGAGCGGATGGTCCGGGTGGAATCCGGCTCCAGCTACTCCGGCGAGGATCAGGTGAACTGATTCCGGATAAACCAACAAATACAACCAAAATACAGGAGGAAAACATATGGCTATGGTAAGAATCAGATTGCCTAAGGCCCACGAGGGTCAGGAGCAGGAGGCTTTTGTGGGTGTAAACGGCGTGGGCTATCGTATCCGCAAGGGTGTGGACGTGGAAGTGCCCGAGGCTGTGGCAGAGGTTCTGCGCAATGCGGAGTCTGCCGCCGATGCCCATGAGCGTTTTCTGGCGGGAAAGGAATAACCGGTCAGAAAAGTGGCCCGGAGTGGTGAAGGCCGCTCCGGGCCTTATCCATAGAAAACAAGGAGGCAAACCATGACGATTATGGAAGCAATTACCCATTTTGACCACCTGACGCACAACCAAATCAGCGTCCCGGTGAAGGTGGTCTGGCTGTCCGGGTTGGATGGTCTGGTACACCGGGAAATCCTCTCCACCCATAAAGGTGCAGGACCTGCGGCATTTTCCGGCTACAGTGCGGACACGGACACCGATACCCGGCTCCTGATTCCCCATCCCTACGACGAAATCTACCGCTGGTATCTGGAGATGAAGACCTGGGACACACTGGGAGAAATGGACCGATACAACAACGCCGCCCAGAAGTACAATATGGCGCTGCTCACCTATATGGACTACATCAACCGCAACTTCACCCCCATTGGGGTCGGTAGTCTGCGGCTGGTATAAGGAGGGAAGACCATGTTTTATCCCAAATTGCGGCGAAATGCCCGAAGCCGACGGATAAACCAGACTTTTCTGGGCTATGATCGCAGCCCCAGACCCAAGGTGGGTGCTTTGGTGGAGATGGAGAATTTGACTGCCGACCATTTTCCCACCCTGAGTCCCAGAGCGCCCCGGGGCGTGGTCACCACCCTGAGTTCTCCACAGGGCATGATGGGAAAGGAATCGCTGGTTTGGGTGGACGGCAGCAGCCTGTATATTGGCGGGCTGGAGGTCAGCGGCCCTGCGTTGTCCACATTGGCGGATATGTGCCCCAAAACGCTGGTCTCCATGGGGGCATACATTCTGATTTTCCCCGATAAGGTCTATGTGAATACCGCCGACCTCTCCGATTGGGGTTTTCTGGAGAATATCCGCGCCGTGACCTGCAATGCAGACAGCGGTGTGCGCTACAGCCTGTGCCAAAGCGACGGTACGGCATATCCTTCGGTACTGTCTGCGGAGACCGCTCCGGAAACACCGGAATCCGGCAGTTATTGGCTGGACACCTCCCTTTCTCCCCCTGTGATGAAGGTCTATAGCGCCGATTCCGGATTCTGGAGCGAGGTCAGTGCCGTCTGCGTGAAGCTGGAGGGGGCAAATCTGGGGGCAGGCTTTTCGGCCGGTGATGGCGTAACCCTATCCGGCTGTGGGGAGAAAAGGCTCAACGGCGCAGCCATTTTGCAGGCCGTGGGGACAAATTATGTGGTGGTCTCCGGGGTCATCAGCAGTCCCTTTGCCCAGACTGCCGGAACGGTCACCGTTTCCCGCACGGTTCCGGATATGGACTATCTGACCCAGTGCGGCAACCGGCTCTGGGGCTGTAAGTATGGTCTGGTGGATGGGGAGACGGTCAACGAAATCTATGCCTGTGCCCTGGGCGACTTCAAAAACTGGCAGAAATTCCAGGGACTCTCCACCGACAGCTATGTGGCAACCAGAGGCTCCGATGGTCCGTGGACCGGGGCGGTGACGCACTTGGGTTGTCCCGTTTTCTTTAAGGAGAATGTGCTGGAGAAGGTGTATCCCTC